AGGGTATCGATGTTCTGTGGGAGAAGAAGGATTTAAGTGACCTGATAGAATACAATCTGAAGGATGTTTATCTGACAGAAAAAATAGCGCAAATGCAAAAGATTATCGAGTTCCCGATTCTCTATCAAAAGATTGCGCCGCAAACCTACGAAAATGTCTACTTCAACAGCCGATTCTTGGAGACGATGATTCATCAACGCTTCAAGCAGTTTAAGTTTCCGTCCAAGAAAAAACAAAAACTTGGCTCGACTTTCGAAGGAGCGTTGGTATTGGAGACCAAGCCCGGACTATTCGAGAATGTTTCCGTCTTCGACTTCTCAGCCCTGTACCCAAGCATTATGATTTCCCTCAACCTTTCCAAGGACACGATTATCGAAGACCTGAAAGATTTTGACCCCAATACGGATATCAAAATCGGGAATGTGATGTTCACGGGAAAACGCAAAGGCGTAGTTCCGCAACTCGCCCAATTGCTCCTGACGGAACGTAATAAGTTGAAGAAAAGAAAAATGGAATTTTCAGGAGACTCGCAGGAGTTTAAAATTCTGAACGACCTAGAAGCCTGTTTCAAGGCCACGAATAATGCCCTTTATGGCGTGTTGGGATTCAGGGGATTTATCCTGTACGACCAACGAGTTGCCTCATCAGTCACCCATGTTGCACGAGAAACCCTACGCTTTGTCAAACGGGCGGCTGAAGAAGAGGGTTATCAAATCCTGACGGGAGACACCGATAGTATTTTCATCAAGGTGCAATCGAATAATTTAGAAGAAACCATTCAGAAGTCCAAACACCTTCAGGATATTTTTAACAAGGGACTTCCCGAATTCTTGGACAAGTTCACCAAGAACGACAAACTCATCAAGACCCATATTATGCAGACCGTGTTCGAGAAGTCATTCTCAAAATTACTTCTCGCTCCTGCCAAAAAGAAACAGGTGGGATTCCTGAAGTTCTTCAAGGGTAAGATTCTCGACAAGGAAGAACTTTACATCAAGGGATTCGAGGCCATTAAGGATGATACCCCGACATTCTTCAAGAAAGTTTTAAAGGGACTTTACGAAAATATCCTAAATAATTACGGAGACGTAGAGAAACTGAAGGAATATGTCAAAGGAGTAAAGAAAGAATTGAAACAGCAACAACCTATCGACCTCATAATCCGCAAGAAGATGAGCAAGAGAATAGAGGAATACGATTCTAAGGTTCAGCATGTCAAGGCTATTCGTAACTCTAATACCACTATCAAGAGGGGAGAGACAGTCAATATCCTGTTTGTTCAGGACCCCCGTGAAGTTATTCACTACGACCCCGAATTGAATTTAAAGTTTGAGATAGATTACAAAAAATACTTCCACGACTTTTTGGTGAAGAAGATAGAACTTATTGATGAACATTTGCATTACAAACTGTTCTTGGAGAAGACGAAGTTGATGGATATTTCCCAAGTCAATATAGTCAATCGCATCAAGAAGAAAAAAATCGTGTTGAAGAAATTAGGAGAATAAAAAATGACAGACCATGAACATGATATATACACTTACAAAATAAACCAACAACAAGCACAAATGAGTAATAATCTTTCAAATGACTGGACGACTAGTATTAATAATACTAGCCCCTATACCTATCAAAATTTGTGGAAAATAGATACTGCTTCTACTTATAAAATTACCCCCGATTATAAAGAAATCTTTGAGAAATCGATTGTTTATATTTTGGGTTCATCAAAAGTATCACAGGATATAAAGGATGAGTTTATCAATCAAGAAATGAGATTGAAAGAATTTCGGGATTATGTCAAGGAATATTTCCCGCAGTACATCGATAAAATCACTCTGTGGGAAAAACTTCACCCTGAATAAAAATAGTCGTAAACAATAAATAAAAGGAGAATAATAATGGAAGAAAAAAATGGAATGGAAGAACTTAAAATGCTTGTGGGAGAAATAGAGGACCATATCAACTCCTTCCTTGCAGATGCCAAGAAGGAAGTTGCACCAAAGAGCGCATGGTTGAGAGCGAGACGGACAACGATTACCCTGCAAAAGCAGTTTAAACAGTACAGAAGTTTATCAGTTCAAGTAGCGAAAGAATTAAAAAAGGAGAAAAATTAATGGAAATTATGAACAACGATGGAAACGGAAACGGAAAAGAGCAAAAGGTAACAACGGATAATGCTCCGAAAGAAGAAAAACCAAAAACCCACGAAGATTTTTTACGGCAATTTTCCGAAGAATTGAACGGTATTTTAGTTAAGGGATATCCCTTGACCGCCGTTCTACAAGTTTTGGATACGGTTGTTTTTGAACTCCGTATGAATATGTATATGCGACAAATGGCAGAAATAGAAAAGATGCAACAAAATCACAAACGCATTGAAATTCCGCATATGAAAATTCCAACAGGAAAAACAAAGTAGAATTATTTTAAAATAATAAATAGGTTATGGAGGAGCAACAATATGGATAAAATTTTAGAACAAGATTTAATGCCCATTGAAGACGAAACGCCAGGAGCCTTAGCACCTGTAGGAGATAATTCAGAATCAGACTTGGAAGAAGTTGAAGGAGACATAGAAGCCGAAGAAATGGGTGAAAGCGATTATCAATATGTTTTAACTGTCGAACAGGAAGACGCAGAAGATGGTCAGAATCTTGAGCCTGAATTCACATTCCTATTGACTCCTAAAGAAATTGCAGAGGAAGAGGAGAATGATGAATTGGAGCAGATTGAAGACACAAGTGCTAATATTGAGGGTGCACAAGCCCCTGAAGCATCCGTTGCCCCTGCACCTGCCGCACCGCTTCCTGAATCCGTTTTGGTTGACCTTGAACCTATTATGGAGCAAGGTGAAGGTGCAATCATGCCTGCCGGAGGCGAAAACACTCCTCCACCGCCAGCACCTGATGCCGCTCCTGCTCCCATGGAAGAACCCCTTCCTGAAGGTGAGCCTGAGTTGGAAGAGGTTGAACCTGTCCGTCTTTCTGCGGAAGAAATCAAAGGATTCCTAGAAAGTGGAGACGTTGATATCAAATTCAGCATTGACGAAGAGACCGAATTCACTATTGAAGAAGCCATCGATTTTTTAAAAATCTATCCAGACTCAGAAATTTTTGTTACTATCAAAAGTGACTTGGACGAATTCAAGGAAAAGTTGGACGAATTCCTGTCGGAGAAGGGAGAGGAAAGTGTCGAAGCGGGTACAGAAACTCAAAATGTCGAAGTTGACAACGAAGGCGAATCTCTCGACCTCAAGAACACTCCTCAGGCAAATCCCGCAACTCCACAGCCTCAACAGGAATCTTTCTCAATTTTTAATATTCGGGGAAAGAAGAACCTTCCTGACGGTATCTACATCGGACATCTTGCGGAAAATAAACTGTACGGAAGAATTGAAGTCAAGTTGACTGCCAACAAACTCGTCATCGACAAGGATGTCTTCGAACTGAAAGAAAATATCAACATTGCCGAAGCGAAGGATAAGGAGACAATCGGCTTGGTTCTGAACGAGAATGAAGTTGAAAAACTCGTGAAGGTCTTGGAAGAGAAATCCGACATCAAAGTAAATCTATAAAATGCGCCGACACATTCGCACGGAAATACCATATTCGGATGAACACAAAAAGAAAATTCCCGAAGATGGTATAGAGTGTGAGCGTTGTCACGGCACAGGGTGGGTTTGGAGAGTTGACCCTAGAACAGAGGAACCTGACCCTGCCGTTTGCCCACAATGTAACGGGGAGGGATATTATATGAAAAAACTAACACGAGAGGATATTAAAAAGTACGGGACGGAAGAGGAAAAGGATATTTTAAAAGAAATTTCTACACCTAAAAAAAAAGTAATAATAGAAATTAAAATAGAATGTTCTGATAATTATATAAACCGAATTATTAGTTCAATATCAAAAAATTTAAAAGGAAATCCGGGCATTGTTGAATGGGATTATGATATTTATGAGGGGGAATTATGAAACTTACCAAGGAAGATATTCAGAAGTACGGGACGGAAGAGGAAAAGAAATTTTTGAAGGAAATGTCCGCACCTAAGAAAAAAGTAGTATTACAAATGAGGTCGAGTGGTGATAATATTTATGCTTATTTTGCCGCCTTTCAGCGGGGAGCAGAAAGAGCAGGATGGACAAAGAAAGAAATTGCTAAAGTAATGGATGAAGCCAAGAGCGGTGATTATGACCATGCTGTAGAAACAATCCTTAAATATTCGGTATAGGTAATTAAGAAGAGTAGAAAATGAATGTCTGGTTTCAAAAAAATAATCGTAGAAAATAGATACAAGAAAAACACAACACAAAGAAAACTCTGCTTCCGTTCAGGATGGGAAATAACCTTTGCATCATTTCTTGACAGCAACACCAATGTCAAGGAATGGAGAAACGACTTCCCTATCAAGTATAAAGATAAGTACGGCTCCCAAAAAATCAAAACTTATTATATCGATTTTCAGGTTTTTATGACGGACGGAACCACCCTGCTCTGCGAAGTCAAACCCATTAAGACCCTTGAATTAAGGGTCAACACTAGGAGCATGAGGTACAAAAGAATACATATGACAAATTTACTGAAAAATTATAGTAAATTTGAAACTTGCGAAAGTTTTTGTAGAAAAATAAAGTGGAAATTTTTTCTAGTCGAGAAGGAAGAACACAAATTCCGCTTCTACCGTTGGGACATAACAAATAAAAGACCCGTTCTCGTGTAAATTCATAAATAGTATTGAGGATTCTATGTAGGAGGATATTATGCCACAGAAAGATACTGTCATTACCGTTAAGGACATTTATCAATACGGAACAAAGGACGAAATTGCATTCCTGAAGGAAGCAATAGACTTGGGAGCTGCTGGAGCCATCAGTATTCCGAAGGAACCATCCACGGATGAGAAAATCGAAGCACAGATGAAGAGAACCACTTTCCCTCTTATCAACCGGATGCACTCAAGCATTATCTCAGCGCAGAATGAGTTCAATAAAATTCCCACCGAATACCGCAAGCAGAACATCCAAGGCAAAATTGCCAAAGTGTTCGGGGCGATTGGGAAAATGAAAAAGCACATCGAAGGGAGGGCATAAGAATGGCAGACGTAGCACAGGCCGAGAGAAGCAGAGCATTAGACAAAGCCATCAATCACTACAAGAATATCAACCGATATTTTTCGGACATCGTAGGTATT